GTTTCCCAGTCACGATCCGTGGAGATCGTGCGGTCGTTACTATCTTTGATTGTTGCTCGAAAGATTGCATATTGCTTGACTGTTTCTAGTTCGATTAAGTCAGTAGTTATTGACCAGTCTGGGTGGTCTTCACGGAGCCATACAATGCGGTGGGCAACTTGCAGATATGGTTTGCCTTTAATGTCCATTAGTGGGAGTTCCGTCCCTTTAGGTGTTTTAAATGTTTTCATATATTCCTTTTCTTAGGCTTTTAGCCGTCTATTCCTTTAATAAAGTGGTCGGCGTAATGGTCGTCTCCATAACAGTCGCTCGGCACTCTCTCTCTTAGCCAATCGACCTCTTCTAACAATTCACCGCAACATTGTTCGCTTTTATTAACATCGTGTAGAAGGTCGGCATTGTCTTTTTTTAATTCTGCGTTTTCAGCTTTTAGCTCCCTTATAAATTCTTGGCAGGCTTTCATCGTGGCTAAATAGCTCATTGTGTCGGCGGTGTCTTTGTCGATTGGTGGCGTGGTTACTTTCATTTAATCCCTTTCTCTTTTTTTATCTTGGCCACGAGGTGGTCAGTTGTTGACCGATAGACCTTGAGCAGACGGTTAGCCTCTCTTAGTTCCTGTTGTGCCTCATCTAATAGCCTCTCGTAGAGCCTAGCAGTGGCTACAAGCGAGGCAACGGCTCGATAGGTGCTAACTAGTAGGTAAGTAAACAAAACGCCTAGAATAATGGTTGTGGTCATTATATCGCCTCGTTTAAAGCTGTTCGAACTGCACGGCGTAGTTCGTGAATAGATGAGCTACTGTTACGAATGCCTTTGATAAGCTCTAAATTGAGCGGTTGGCCGTTATCCTGTAGGTAATCCTCGAACATAAATGGCCGTAGGTGATGGAACACTGTTTCCAAAGATTGAATTGACTGTTGAATGCCGACTAAGTTTGCGTCTAGCGCACTAAGGGCCTCGAATTTGTTGTGGTCGTTGTTCATTTTGTCCACCTTTCTCTTTTTACTTAATTAAACGATTTTATAAGTTGCGTTGATACCGGCATATTGTGGTTTGACTGAATACCGATAGCCAATAAACGGGGTCAGTTCCCTGGTTAGGTAGGCGCTAGCCCGTTGCCATTGCATTGGTGTTAGCGTCTCATAGTGTGCTAGATCTGAGCCGTCAGTATGAGTAAACTTGACCTGCGTTAAATCGATGATGTTGGCTTTAGGATAGTCAGACTTATCGAAAACATAAGTAACTATATTAAACCGATAACCTTCTTGTAGCTTCCTCTTTTTAATCATCTGTCCACCTTTCTCTTTTTACTTGGTTGAGATTGCGGTTGGCTATCTGTTAGCTGGCGATATTGTATTTGACCAGTTGCCGAGCTTTTCCGCTTTCTCCTTATGAATTAATAATAACATAAGATTAGATAAGTGTCAATAGGTGGATAACTTGACGGCCAGTGTTTGATTATGGTAAGTTTACGAAAAACAGAGCCGAACCATATCATAATAGTAATAGGGGTTTGAGGGTCTCGAGAAAGTTACAGGCTCATATTTTTAGGGCTTGTGGATAACTTGGTTAGTCGAACCTGTTAGACGAGGAAAAAGTTATCCCCAGATTTAGGGGGTTGCTTGTGGATAAGTCGAGGGTTTTCCACAGGGTCAGGTTCAGGAGCTAGTGGATAAGTAAAAAGAGTATAGTAGGGTTATGATTTGCTTGAGTTGCAAAAGAGAGACGACAAGGGTTGTGACTAGACAAGGCAGGGACTCGTGCGAGTTTTGCGGGGGCCTTTCGCCGTCTGGTCTTTATGGCATAGACAATTTACAGGCAGGCGTTAGGCATAGGCTGGATAGCACGATGAACGAGGGCGATATGCTACCATTACACCGCTACAACAGAGACACGAGACAGCTTGAGATTAATGAAAGTTTCTTGCAACGGTTCCCAGACACTTTTGACCTTAGCTTGTCTCAGTCAGACCTAGCCACGGCCAACAGCAAGATAAAGACCAAAGTCACGGCCAACAAAGAGGCACGAGAGGCCGTCAGACAAGAGATAAATCAAGGGGTAGAGCAAACAGGCCAACTGTCTAATCAAGATATTCAGGGCGTTGTATATGGCTAATCAGAGCCAAGCCGACCGCTTAGCACAATATATAGAGACGGCTCAGGCTTTAATTAATACCGAGGCTAAGCACAAACCGCCAAAAGACGGCGACCTCATTGAACTAATTATCTCAGGCATAAGCTCAGGCATTAATCCTAAACAAGTCTGCCAGGCGGTTGGTGTTGATGAGACGAGCCTTAAAAACCTATTGAAAAACAATCCAAGGTATTTGAGAGCTATCCGACTGACCAAGCTGCAAAGTGAGATGAGGCTTGTGAAAAAGCTATCAGACTCAAAGGATTGGAAGGCCCAGATGGCCTTATTGGCAGTGGCTAACCCTAATAAATACAATAAGGTGATCAACAAGGCCGAGATCATCAACAAGGCAGCCAACATTATTGAGGCCAGGCAGTTTTACAATATTCCAGTCAAGCTAACCGCCGATAGCGTCAAAGAGAGTATACAGAATGAACTCACAGGCTAACGTTTGGCAACCTAACAAGAAACAAGAGTTTGCGTTATCAAGGCCAGAGTTTGAGGTTCTTTATGGTGGTGCAAGAGGCGGTGGCAAGACAGAGGCAGGCATTATCGGCATGCTTGATATTATTGACCACGCTAAGGCTAGAGGCCTGGTTATACGTGAGAATTATATTGACCTAGCCGACTGGATAGACAGAGCTGAAAAGGTTTACAGGGACTTCGGGGCTAAGCTTTACAAGTCGCCAGCTAGGTTTGTTTTTCCGTCAGGGGCTAAGATAGCCCTAGGCCACTTTAAAGACAAGAACAGTTATAAGAAATACCAAGGCCAAGAGATAACCCGACTCAATATCGAAGAGATAACGCAACAAAAGAGCGAAGCCGATTATGAAAAGCTAATACAGTCTGTCCGCTCATCTATTCCAGGGCTGTTACCTCAGATATTCTTAACAGGTAACCCTGGAGGCCCTGGCCACGGATGGGTTAAGCGTCGTTTTATTGATAACACGCCAGCTTATACACCTTACTTTGACAAGAGAACCAAGACAACCCGTATTTATGTGCCAGCCACAGTTGAAGACAATCCTAACTTACTTGAGAACGACCCTGGCTATATTGCTAGACTAGAGGGCATTAAAGACGAGGCATTGCGTAGAGCCTGGCGTTACGGTGACTGGTCAGTCTTTGAGGGACAAGCGTTCCCAGAGTTTGATAAAGCCAAGCATATAGTAACTAGCCTACCATCAGGCGTTAATAAGAATTGGGTTAGGGTAATAGGGTTTGACTGGGGTTATGCTGATAATGCTTGTGCGATATGGCTTGCTATTAGTCCAGACGGTAATAAAGCCGTAGCCTATAGAGAGCTATACGCCAACCAACGCAGACCAAGTGAGTGGGGCGAGATGATTCGTTCAATAGTTGCTCAAGAGCCGATTAAACACTTAATACTTCCGCACGACTGTTTTGCTGAGGTGCAAGGTAATATTACAATTGCCAAGATATTCCAAGAGAAAACCAAATGCCACATAGTAGAGGCCTCAACCTTAGCCAAAGGTGCCAGACTTTTGCGTAAGACAATCCTACACGAATACTTAGCTAACGGAGAGGACGGGCAACCAAAGATGACCATATTAAACTGCCCTAACCTAGTCAGAACTTTGCCTGACCTAGTTTACAAGGGTGGAGACAGTAACCCTGAAGACATCGACACGACTCAAGAAGACCACGCCTATGACGCTCTGACAGTCGGGTTAACCACTTATCGGCAGATGTATATTTCACTAGCTACACCGTTAAGAATGAAACAAGCTCACAGTCAATTCTTTCGTAAGTCAGAGGGGCTACAGCGAGAAAGCGACTCACAGTTTGATGAGCTTAATTTGGATACGGTAGCCATTAATGATGTTTTTGTTGGGGCGGACTTTAACCGAATTAGCAAGTGGCTTGAGGCTCAAAAAAGATGAAACAATATAACGACATTACCGTAGTTTTATCTTTACGGCTTAATGGTAACCAAATTGACACTACAGAAAAACGATTTCGCTGTATTAACTGCTCTAAGGTTGTTTTTGCTTATAGTGGTGATATTGTGAAAGTGCAAGATATAGTCAATACTGAAGCTAACGGCGTGGCTATAGCCTGCTCTGGTCAAACGGTTAGATTTATTGGTGGCATAGACAAACGCAAGAAGTGCCTTGAGTGTAACCGTATGCACGACTACAATATCGGTGGGGCGATAATAACCGAACAGTGTAACAACCGCTACATAATAAACCCTTAAATATGAACCAAAACTTAGATATTTTAGAGATTAACCCTAACATCTCCTTACCAATAGGCGATGATGAATTAGTTTCTCTTGTTGCCTTACACGAAAAGAGTTACGACCAATATTACTCTTCCGCCGAATACGATCGAAGAGCGAAAAGTAATACAAATCTTTATTACGGGCGGTTCGGGGCAAATGAGACTAGTGCTATCTCTTTTGCTTTGGCAGGCAGAGAAGCCCCAACACTCCATAAAAACAACATCATCTTTAGAAACCTTAATACTCGCCTAACTCTTGCCACCAGTCGTATGCCCGACATTATTGTAAACCCTATGAATGCCTCAAAAGAGGCTATTACTTGGGCAAAAGACCTGTCGGCACACTTCAAGAGCCGTTTCGATAAAGGGGCGATTAAACGCCTGATTAAAAAGGGTTTGCGTCATAACGAACTCAAGTTTATTGGTATTATTAAAGCCTACTGGTCAGAGACTGAAAATGATTACTGCTTTGAAATTGTTAACCCAGACAATATCAAGCTAGACGCTACAGCCGTTCCAGTTGAAGAGGGAATGAGTAGCGATAACTGCCAAGTAATCACTGAGTCAATTGCAATTAACACACGCGAACTTATCGCTAGGTATCCTGAAAAAGCTGACGCTATCCTTAAAGCCGTTGCAACCGAGCTTGAAGAAGCTCCAGCTAAGATAAGCTACAAACAGGTTTGGTTTACTTATTACGTAGGCAAAGAGAGACGTGAGGGTTACGCTGAGATAATTGGCGATGTCGTCCTAGTCAAGAGAGAGACCCCTTACTTCGACTACAAAGGTGAAGACCAAGAGTTTGGCGAAACCGAAAACGAGGTAATTGACGAGACGACTGGTGAACTTATGCAAGTCGCCGCTCCAGTAACTTTCAATAAAAAGAATAACTTCTTTAGCTACGCTCACAAACCGTATATTCTAATCAACTACCACACTGGCGAAGACGGGCCACTAGACGCTACCAGTATTACTGAACAGGCAGGGTCACTGCAAAAGATGTATAACGCTCGTTGGAAGCAGATTAGCCGAATTAACGCTGCTAGTATTCCTAGACCAACTTACCTTAATGTTCCAGATGATACAGTTACCAACGCTCATAGAGACGAGAGTTCCTACTACGAACCAATCTCGATTAAAGGCGACCTGGGCTCTGACGTTACCAACGTTAATAACATTGTTACTTGGTCTCAAGCTCCAGCTGCCAGCCCTATGCTTTACCAAGATTTACTGAATATTAGTAAAGAATTAGACTCACAGTATGCTACGCACTCTACCACTAGAGGTGAAACTATAGGCAACGAAAGCGGTTTATCTAAAAGTATTACTCGTGAGGGAGACTTGACACTAGCTGACGACCTAGTTGATGTAGTTATTGAGCGAATAGTCTCTGAAATGGCTCAGTGGGGTGCTCAATTCATCGCCCTTTATTACGACGAAAAGCGCTCTAGTCTCAATCTAAGTAGCGATGAAGAAGTCAACTCAGTCTCAGTCTCCAGAGAGAACATTAATCCCAATATGGCTATTACTGTTAAGGCCTCGACGACCGATGAGAGAGAGCGAAAAGACGCTATTCTTGGTCTGGCTAACTCTGGTAACACCGACCCTTATACTCTTTTTGAAGAGTTGGGCATTGAGAGACCAAAGGAAAAGGCAAAACGCTTACTAGACTATAATAAGGGTCAATTTAACGCTGATTACGCTGAACTCTTAGGTATCGAGATACCAGAGCCAGCGGTAGAGCCAGGAGCTCCAGCAGTCCTGCCAGAAGCTGACTCAGAACCTACTATGCCGTTTTAAATAAAGGGGAGAAAATGAACAAGAACGAACCACTTGAGTCTCTACTTGAGACTGACAATACCATCATTGACGATACGAACACTCAAGACGACACGAGTCAAAACGATATAGACCAAGACACTGAAGAGAAAAAAGCGGTAGAGCCTGAAACCGCTGTAATCTCAGCCGAGGAATTAGAAGAGCTACGCTCAATTAAATCTCGGCAATCTGAAATAGACTCCGAGTTAGCAGACTTTAGAAAGCTCAAAGAATCACTAGTTCCAGCTGAGACTGAAACCGAGGAAGAGCCAAAGTTTACGAGCTTTAAAGACTTACTGTCTAGAGTTAAGTCTGAGATTAAAGCTGAAGAGGCGGCGGAAAAAGCAGCGGCAACTCAAGAGCAGAAAGCCATCGAAGAAGAGAATAAGCTCTATATGGCTGAACTTGATAAAGGTCTCAATGATTTAGCTAAAAACAACCTAATTCCGCCTTTAGACGAAAAAGACCCTGAGAGTAAGGCAGTTAGAGCTGAGATTCTAGCTTATATGATGAAAGCTCGCAGTAAAGATGTGACAGCAGCAGCTAGCGAATACTTACCACTGCGAGAAGATGGTTGGAAGATAGATGTCAATAATCTTTCAATGGTCAAGAAGAGCCGACCTGATTCAGGACTCCGCCTACCTATCGGTGGCAATAGTCGAGTCAGTGGGGCCCCCTCATTAGGCCTTACACCAGAGCAATACTCCAGAATGTCGCTAAGCGAAGTTCAAGCCTACAACAAAAGACGGATTTTAGCAGAGGAATAGGTAACGCTTGACAATAGTAGACTGCTTGATAAACTTAACTTAATAATTTATCAACCCATCTATGCTTAAAGCACGAGAAAACTCGTGTTTTTTGTCGAAAGAAAGGAAACAATGGCTCGTTATTCCGATACCAACTCTGCAGTTGGAACACTTACCCTCGAAGGTCAGTTACCCAAAGTTACTGATGAAGTCTTTGGTGCTAACGCTTTCACAATGCGTTTAATGGCTCGCCCTAAGCGTTGGGCTGGTCGAACACTCGACAAAGCAATTAAATATCAGCTAAGCAACTCTATATCTAGCTTTTCTGGTCTTGACGGTATTACCCCAAGCCTACTGAACACTAAAGTTCGTATGAGCTTTGATTTGCGAGGATTGCATACTGACGTTACTATTGACGGTATCTCGTATGCCCTCAATAACTCAAGTGGTAAAGCCAAAATCGTTGACTTAGTTAACGAAGCCGTTGAAGAAAAGAAAGCTGAAATGGCTGATTATCTTGGCACGCAGGCTTACGGCACTGGTCTTGGTAACAGCTCGAAAGACATTGTCGGTTTGGGTGCGTTAATTGATGACGCAACCGATGTAACTACTTACGGCAACCTTAGCCGTTCAACCTACACTGTTCTTAACGCCACTCGAACAGCGGTAACTGGTGGAGTCTTTACCCTCTCTGACTTCTCGACTCTCTACAACGCTATTTCTAACGGCACGACTAACTCGACACCAACCGTTGCTCTTTGTGGCAACACTGTATTCGGCGTCATCGAGGCGACACTAACTCCTCAAATGCGTGCGACTTACGAGCAGATTGGTTATTACACCTACACCAAGAACGATATGCTTCCAGCTGGTTCAGGCTCAAATAAGGGTCTTATCGGTAACGGTGGCTTCGTTGCTATGAACATTAAAGGTGTTCCAGTTGTTAAAGACACTAAAACCACTTCAGGTAACCTGACCTTAGTCAACGACAGTGCAGTCGATTGGTATGGTGCCAGTATGGACAAGTTCGGTGACACGTGGGAAGAGGTCAAGATGTCGATGAATACAATCGACACTTCGGTTTACAACGACAGCGGTGCTACTTACTTCGGTATGAACTGGTCAGGCTTCAAAACCAACGGCCAAGCCAGCTATGTAACTAGTGAACTGTCAATCCTGGGTAACATCGTCAGTTTCCGACCAAACTACTTCGGTCGCCTAACTGGTATCACTACTAGCTAATAACTAAAAGTAAGAAAAGGATTAAAAATGCTTTTGCAAACTAACGCAATCGTAGTCTCGGTAGACCCATACGAGCAAAGCTCGTTAGGTCAAAACACACTAGGCTCACGCACCACGGCTGGTGACGCTCGTGAATACACCTACGCTAAGGCTGGTGCCTCAAACATCAGTAAAGGTAAGCTACAACTTTCGCCAGCTCAAAAAACCAACCATCACAATATGGCGGTTGGAGCTGCTGCCGCTATCGGTGCGACTGAAGTATCAGTTACTTTAGGTGCCACCGCAGCCGTAGCCGATGAGTATGACGAGGGTTTACTGGTAATTTCAGTTACCCCAGGTCAAGGTCAGGTTCTGCGTATCAGTCGTAACCCTGCTATTGCTTCGTCAGGCACAGGAACAATTGTTCTTGCCGACCAGTTGGAAGTAGCCCTCACTACATCTTCTAAGGCTAACTTGGTTCACAATGTAGCTAACGGTGTTGTCGAAGCTGCTGTTAAGACTCGTCGAGCCGCTGGCGTCCCTTACATCGACATTACAACGCTACAGTTTGGTTGGTTAGCTTCCAGAGGCGTCGCTGCTGTTTTAGCAGACCAGACTATTACCCTTGGTGCTCAATTATCTCCTTCGGGTTCGGTCGCTGGTGCGGTTATTGAAAACGCTGATGTTACCGCCCCTCAAGCTGAAGTTATTGTCGGTCAAGCCTCAGTAATGGCTGGCGTTGACGCTGAGTATCGTCCAGTATGTCTGAACATCGCCTAGTAACCCAATAAAGAAAGGATACCTTATGGCTAAAAAGCACAAAGAGACCTTTGCTCCTACCAATTGGGTTTGTCCTGATTGTTCAGAGACTGGTTTCGAAAACGGTATTGTCAAAAACGACAGTAAACTCTGCCCAACCTGCGATGGCTCACCAGTCAGAGTAGTTGAGGGACAGGTCGAAGAAATCGAAGTCTTCGAGACAGTTGAGGAGGAATAATGGCTTCTTTAGAAAACTTTATTCCGCAACTTAAAAGAACACTTGAGTTATTTACCGAAGGCACAGCGACAGCTGCTTCGGGTGCTGCCACCCTTAACGGTAACAAGGGCACAGTAACTTCAGAGGCACTGACGACTGCTGCTGGTTCTAACTACACGCTGACCTTGACTAACAGTAAAGTTAAGACCACCTCTAATGTTCTTTGCACAGTTGATAATGGAACTAACACCACTGTAGGATTGGCTATTAACCGAGTCACTCCTGCTGCTGGCTCAGTCGTTATATTGGTGCGGAACACTCACGCTTCTGCAGCACTAGACGGCACGATTAAAGTTCGCTTCACTATTAGCTAGACACTAAGCCACTCCAATGTAACTTGCTTGCATTTACGAGTGGCTTTTGTGTTACAATAAAAACCTAATAATAAAAGGAGAGTAATGGCAGAGACTGTTTTAGAACACCCAGAAGACACGGTTCGTATCCGTAACATTGATTTTGATTGTGATGAGGTAGAGACGGATGTTATTCCGACCTTTAAAGGCAGACAGGTTAGCACTCCATCTGGTATAAAAACAATTGCAGTCGAAGTCCACAGAGAAGCCCCAGCCAACTCGCACAGAGAGTTCTTTATGTTCAGACACGACAGAACTAAGGTTGTTCGTATTAAGCCTGGCGAAACGGTAGATTTACCTCGCTACTTAGCTAACAAGCTGGCTCTTAAACTAGCTCAACATATAATCGGTAAAAAAGCCTTAGCGATTATTAAAGAGGCTCGTAGCAAGAACCAAGAGCCTGGTCGTTTGCCCTTAATAACTGACAGTAACGCCCTTTCAGCCCTCTATAAAGACATTATTGTTGGAGTTGTTCGTTATCACGAAGCCAATACCATCAGCTACGATAATCTTTTTGCCGAAGAACAAGAAGTAATGAATAAGGTTGAGCAGTCGTCAGGTGAAATAGGACTAGATTTTGGCAATGTTAACTCAGGGTTAGTTTTTGATACTTCCAGAGATTACAAATACGGCCCAATCCCAGAACAGCCTATTGGTGCTAGTTCAGACCTTGAGCTTGAAGCTACAGAGTTTAATGTTCAAGACCGTAAACTTAGTAAACTTAGTAAATCCGATAAATCGACAATGGTCGCTCACTAGCTTGACTTACTTTGGCTCTTTGGTAGTATTAGGGTAACAATTTAATCATTTAATGCTTAAAGCTACATGCCCTCGGGTTTGTAGCTTTTTGCTAGAGAAATCATACTAATCTCACCTTTGCTCGGTAGATTAGTGAGCAAAGGAATATTATGGCTGGTAAATCATCAGACGGCGTAAACTTACGCAATCTACCCAGAGATAAAAATCGCATTGCAGTTCAAGCCTGTCAAACTTTTGTTACTCAAGACGAAACAGGAACACCTAAGACTTCTCCACTAAACTATTCAAGCTCAGTTATCACTCTTGCTGTCCCTCAGAGAGCGGTTAATTTTACGATTATGCCGACAACCGACCTAAAGATTAGTGACGACTCAACTATGACAACTTACGACTTTATCCTAGCTTACTCCAAAGAGGTCAAAGAGTGTGCTGGAATGACTAGTATTTACATTGTTCGTAGTGCCTCTGATGGCATTGCTTACTTTACCTTTGGGATAGTCTAAAATGTTTTATACACCCCGTATCTCTAGCCCATCAGGATTTATCGGTGCACCCGTATCAGGTGGGACGGCTGGTTCCGTATTGTTTCTTGGAACTGGCGGTATCTTAGCCCAAGATAATACCAACCTTTTTTGGGACGACACTAATAATTTTCTAGGTATCGGCACAGCTTCGCCCGCTAACAGACTTCACGTTAGACAGACTAGCAACAATGTGGCTGGCGTTTATATTGTTACGGGTGGCGGTTCAGCTTCATCAGGCTTAACCTTAGAACCAAGTGCTGGTGGCGGTCGTAGTGTTAGCATTGGCTACGACGGCTCGATGATTGCTATGCAAGCTAATAACGCAGGGGCTTCCGCTTTTCAGATTAAAGGAGCTTCGTCTTCAGTTAGAATCGCCACCGACGCTTCTGGTAATATTGTAGATATTGAACCAAACGCTGTCGTTACTGCTAGAGCCAGTGGTTCAGGCAACGGCACCTTTAAGGTTAAAAAAGGCGGCACAACTTCCTTAATTAATGTGGGCGGAGTTACTGTTGTCGATACAACACAAACTGGTAATACGGCCGCCACCGAAACAGACGCATTTAGCCATTCCGTAGCCGCTTCAACGCTCGGTGCAGATGGTGATAGTTTGAGATTTATGGCTGCAGGAACCTTTGCAGCGACTGCTTCCACTGATAAACGTATTAAGGTAGTTTTTGGCTCAGACACGCTGTTTGACTCGGGTAGCATTGCAGTTACTACGGCTAAAGACTGGTCTTTAAACGGGCTTATTATCCGAACGGGTGCAGCCACAACCAAAGCTATCGTCAATTTCCAATCTTCTGAAGCCACACTGACTTCAACCGTTGACTACACTACAGGCACACCAACCCTGGCTAACGCTAATACACTGAAACTAACCATTAACGGCACAAATGCCAGCGATGTCGTAGCCGAACTATACAAAGAGTGGTTTGACCCAATTCAATAAAGAAAGGATACCTTATGGCGTTTATTAAGCCCCTAACTGACCCCTACGGCACAATTCATAATACTGGGTATTTCGTGCCAACTATCGAGAAACTATCTAAGCACGAAAAGTTTGTTCGTTTCTATATGCACGGTTACACTGACTCAGCCGTTGCCGACAGAGTTAAGAACGGTGAGGCTATTTTTCCAGCCGTTACCGTAGAGTATGTTGTCCGCTCTGATAAGTTTGACGATTACTTCAGCACTGCTGCACTACTCGATGGCAATGTCTACAGTGCTTGTTACAACTTCGTTGCTGAAAATCAGTGCTTACGAGACGATAAAGGTGAAATTATGTCTGGTGACGAGCCTTTATTTTTTGCAGACGCAGTAGCAGCTTAAAAGGAGAACCCAATGCAACAACGACCACAAAACAACCAAGAGTTTGGTCAGGCTATTATCACAGGGCTTGCTAAACTAGAGACCAGAGTTTTACAGTCAATGCTGTCTGACCTTGCTTTAGAGCATTTGCGAACGACCAAGAAAATGAGCGTTATTGAGGGCGTGATTAACGCTAGGATTGATAGCGAAGTTTTGAAAGAACTGCACGATGGCCAATCCAAGCAGTTGGACTAATGTAACACTAAATCCGAATGCTTACACGCAGTCAACGGCACTGGGTAACGCAGTCAGAGCTAACAGCACTACAGTCAGTGCCAACAGCACTACAGTTACAGCTCAAGGTTTCGCACAAGGTGCCAATTTAATAGATAACGCCAACCCAGCCACCTATACACAAGTAGCCTAATGTCTTCACTCTATCCCACTAGCCTAGATACTAACTCCACAGTTCCAGCTAATACAGCTCCAACGCAGGTTTTAAATGCTTTAGGTGTTATTGGTTTGTCACCAGCTTACAACAATGCGGCAGAGGCGATATTGGCACTAGAAACCAAACTGGGAACTGGTGCAGCCACTCCAGCTACCAGCCGTTTTCTGGTTGGCACTGGTTCTGGAACTTCCGATTGGTCTAAAGTCGTTCCAGCAGGCACAGTTGTTGGCACAACTGACACACAAAATCTAACTAATAAAACTGTTACAGACACATTAAATGTTGCAGGTGCTATTACTCAGGCAGGTTCAGCCGACCATATTACCCTTACTCCAGGGACTAGTAAGTTAGTCAAATCTTCCTATTTAAAGCAAGAAATAACTACCAATACCTATGTGAACGGTGTTGTAACTTTGGCTGGTTGGGGATATATGCAAGGCGACGCTGCAAATAAATTAGTGACGACTAGCGTAACTTTTGGCGTGACCTTCACCTCAAGGCCTACGATTGTTGTTGGTTTGATAGGTAGAAAAGACACCTCTGCACCAACGCACATCGGGGATTTTGGCGATACTGGAGCACTGTCGGATGGCAATGGTATCTGGACTTACGGTTCTGCTACATCGACTACAGGGTTCACTGCTAATATGCGAATTGGTGCAGCTGCAGCTGGCTGGACTAGCTCAATTTATCTTGGCTTTTCTTGGGTAGCGATAGGGCCAATCTAATGCTTAGTTTTGATAAAGCTCGACAATACTGCTACGACCAAATAGGCACAGGCTCATCTAACACATCTGCAGTTACCTATTTCGATACTTTGATGAACTTCAGCTATAAATGGCTTTTAGCGAGGTTTGACCGAACCGAGATTGAAAAGACAGCGACAACTCCAACGGTTGCTAGTCGGCAGTATTATCAGGTTCCACCTGACTTTAAAAGGTTAATGTCTGCTAAGGTTACTGTCGGCTCAATTGATTACCCTTTAACAGAAGTGCAGTCACAAGATGAATGGGACAGATTTAATACCATTACCACATATACTAGCGATATTCCTAGCCATTACTTTGTTAGGGCTAGATTTGGTTTAGGTGGTAGTGAAGTAGGTATCTTTCCGACACCGACCAGTGCGTCTAATACAATTACTTTTGTTTACAAAGCCACTGAAAGAGACCTTGGTATCGCTAAATACACTACAGGCACTGTTACTTTAACTAACGGCTCTCAAACCGTTACAGGCTCTGGAACAACCTTTACCAACGCAATGGTGGGTCGTTACCTAACCAGCACAGACGCTGGTGCAGACGGTCTAATTTACAGAATTAGTTCTTACGCTTCGGCTACTAGTATCTCACTAGAACAGTATTATGCTGGTTCGACTGTAGCTGGTGCAACTTATGAGATATTCCAAGTATTCAACCTACCTGAAGATATGCAAATGCTACCAGCATATTTTGCCTTAGCCGAATATTACAGAGGCAAGGGCAATACTAATTTATCTGATTACTACAAAGGCTTATTTGATAGTGGCTACGCTGACGCTAAAAAGTTTTACGGTGCAAGAACAAGTAACCAGTTAATCAATCTTAATAGTCAAAACACGCTAGTAGGCGATTTTTATCCTGGTAACTGGCCAGCCCCAACGAGCTAGGTAAGAAATGGCTAGAATAGAACTCAATATTGCTCTCTTTAACGGAGGTATTGCCGAAAGTCTTAAAAGAGGTTCAGCTGGTGCCTGTCGGTTTATTAAACGAGTTAATACTTTAGACGAACCTACGCAAATGTCTGCTATGCCAACGACATCTAAGGTCTCGGCAACTACTGTAACTGATTTAGTTAAATGGATAGTATCTGGCACACCTTATGACAGTAATACATACGCTATTGGCGATACGGGTCGGTTTTATAAAATAGACTCTGGTGGCACTTGGTCTTTAATAAAGACAGTTTCTAACTGCAAGGGTCAGGGCTTAGAGCTTTACAACGACTATCTCTACTACACACAAAACACACAGATAGGTCGCTACGGCCCTTTAAGTGGGGCTCCAGCCGCTACTGACAACTGGAATACAGGGCTGACTGATACATCAGGCACAGGAATTGGCCCTATTAAGGTTTTTAAAGAGGGATTTGCTGTAGCTCACGGCCCCTATGTCGCTTGGTATGACGGCTCAACATTTACAGTTAGACGGTTATCTTTTCCACCTGATATTTACACTAGGTGTATAAGCCCGTTAGATGAATATCTAGTGTTTGGAGTTTCCAAGGGAACATCTTTAACAGCTTCTGAACAAGGTTTACTCTTTTACTGGGACGGCTCTGCGACTACATTTAACTTTTTTGCCGAGGTTAATGTCGGCGGTGTCTACTCAATGACCAACTATAGAAATCGCTTAATGTTTGTAGCAGGTGGCTACGGTGACCTTTACGCTATATCAGCTGGTGGCTATACCTCACCACAACGACTTGAGAGACTTCCCAACATTACAATGGGCAATACGGTAGAGATAGCGTCTGGGGCGATGACAACCTATAAAGGTCAGCTATATATCGGTGGCGGTCTTAGCACTAATACGACTAGCTTTATTCACGGTGCCTATAGATACGGTTCTTTAGTTGATAGCTATCCAGAGGGCTTATATTACGACGCTACTATAAGCACTGGCACAGAGACTGGAACCTCAGTCAGTATAGGTGCGGTTAAAGGCATAGGTTCTGCTTTATACATTGCTTGGAAAGACGGTTCTACTTATGGAGTCGATAAGCTAACTGACAGTAACTCTGCTGTCGCAACCTATAGTTACGAGTCCTTACTAATAGACGGCGGAAGGCCAACTAAGATTAAAAAACTGCTCAAATTAGTAGTTACTCACTCTGCTTTGGCTAGTGGCCAAAGTATCGCCTTGGGTTATGACATTAACAGAAGTGGCTCTTACACTGCGACAACTAATAACACGGTTGGCACTACTGAAACCTCTTTCGACTTAACCGTTAACGGCTCTACTGTATTCTACGATGTAGGCGTAAGGGTTCTAGCGACGACTAATAGCTCTGCTTTATCGGTTTATGCAATAGCGGTTGTTTACGATGACCAATCTGAGCAGATTGAGGGAACTGGTAACGGGACTTTTTAATGAAACAAGATAAGGTAATTATAACTAAGCAAGGCGATGAGCAGTCAGGTAGCTATAAACAAGGCGACACAACCATTACAGAGTTTGAATACGATGAGCCAATACCTTACCCAAGCCCCGAAAACCGTAGGCTAGACTCTAAGTATATTCAACAAATTAGAAACTTTACTATGACCGAGGAGACTCGTGCCTCTAAGGCTATAGTCTCGGCTCTTAAAGCAGGTGGCGGAGACTTCACGGATATTCAGTCAGCCATTGATTTTGTTAACGCTCGAGGTGGTGGAACTGTTTTTATTCGTGGTGGAACTTATGTCTTAACTAGCTCACTGACTATTTATTCTAAAGTGGCTCTGGTTGGTGAGGCGTTAGGTGCAGTTATATTAGTCTTGTCAGGTGCAGTTAAGGTTCAAGGCACTGGCACATCTATATACGAAACAGGCACAGTAGCGGTTACCAAAGGCTCAACAACAGTAACTGGAACTGGGACGACTTGGACTGGTAACATTACAACAAGCCATAAAATTATTCTTAATGGAGAAATCTTTTCTATTGCCTCAATAGATAGTAATACTCAAATAACTCTCTCGACCAAGTATTTTAAAGGAACGCTGTCTGGACTAACTTATACCGCAGCCGTATTTGTCGAAGGAGTGTTTTTACAAAACCTTGTAATTTCTGGCGGAAACGGCAATCAGGTTGACCTAGACCACCTCAACGGCTTTGCCTTACAAAATGTTATCTGCACTGGTGCTGGGGCTAAGGCGTTTGAACTATCAGACTGCGTAAACTTTAATCTATTATCTATTACAGGTAACCAAGCTACGACTAACGGTTTGTATATGGAAGATAGCTTTAACTTTTTAATGCAATCTAGTAGCTTTACTACTTCAGCCACTGACGGTATCAAACTTTTAAGGTGTCAGTCTGGTTCTTTACAGGTCTCAAGCTCAGAAAACTCAACTAACGACGGCTTGGATATGGAAACTTGCTCAAATATTACCTGTGTAGGTTTAGAGCTTGACGAAAATGGAGGTAACGGTGCCTTTATCAACGACTGCGATAGTATTAACTTTATCGGTGGTGGCTCTGACGCTAATACTTCTGACGGAATAGAACTCGACGCTGATAGTAATCAGTGCAATGTCAGTAGTTGGCAGGCTAACTCGAATACAGGCTATGGAGTCAGAATTAACTCAGCTAACTGCGACGATAACAATGTTATTGGTAACCAACTCCAGAATAATACGGCTGGTGGAGTTTTAGACTCTGGCACAACCTCAATAGTCGCTAATAACCAGACTTGATAAACTATGGCTAGTAAGTATAATCTAAGTAAGCTAAAAGCAGGTTTCTCCTGCTTATTTTTGTGAGAATTATGCCAACAGACAATGACTTCCAATCCCTATCTAAGCAATTAGCTGAACAGCGAAGACTAGCCACGGAAACGGCTGGTAAGATTTCTGCTGACCGAATGGCTTTAACAAAGTCTTTACAAGACCGCCAAGACTCTTTGGCTAACGAATATATTTCTAAACTATCGGGTCAGAAACCGCTTCAGCAAGCCTACAACGAGCTTTCAGACTCAACTGGTCTCAATACCTATAAACAGCAGTTTAGACTTAACAGAGACCTACTGAGTAAGCTCCCAGACGATGTGACTAACCGAACCACTGGAACACTAACAAGCGAGTCTCAAAGACGGAGACAAATCGCCGCTGAGGGCGAACCTATTCAACGCAATCTTTCTGACGCTTCCAGCCGACTACAGGACGCTAGTCAAGATGTTGCAACTCAGTTGCAGTTTACAGCTAAAGACCAAGAACGAGAGTTAGAACCAATCAAGCTACGACTTGAGCTGTTTAAAGAGAACTCAGCCAGAGAGCTAACAGGTTATGACCAAACTAAACAGCAAGAACTTAACGTATTACTAGGTCAATTAGAAACCGAAGGTCAATTAGCTCAAGCCGAATACAACCGAATGGTCAGCTTAGCCAAAGAAGAACGAGACTTTGAACGCCAAAAATCAGCCATCAAAGAGATTGATTTAGGTGATAAGGTTTTACTAACAGACCAGGTTGGTAATGTAATAAGAGTGGAGCAAAAAGGTAAGTTACCTGGCTCTGGTTCTGGCTCTGGTTTGGACTTACAAGGCTTTATTAACTGGCAACAACAACAGAACAAACAAACGCCCCCGACTGCAAGCAACGAAGAACTATCTAGGCTCAGAAAAGAAGCTGAGGATAAGTTTAATGCAGAACTAGGAGCTAAGGCTAAAATTGCTAACGACCAACGAAAAGCCGTTGCTGCTCGAACCTACAAAGAGGCAGAGGCTCAAAGACGCATAGAGGTAGCAAAACAACCTATCAAACCTGTAAGCAAGCTACCTGCACCAACACAATACCCAACGTTTAAAAGGAATTGGTAATGAACGCAGACACCTACTTTATTACCTCAGCTAAAGCTAAGGGTTATACTGACGACCAGATTAAACAATTTTTAGCCCAAGAAGAGCAATCACGGCAAGACAGTGCTCCTACTCAAACAACAACAGAGGCTAAGCCAAAGTCTAACTTTATAGTAGAAAACTTACCCACTATTGGCTCGGTAGCACTAGGCACGCCAGGTTTAATTTATGGTGGCATTGCAGGTGCAACGGCTGCAGGTGCTGCTGGTGCTGCAGGTGGTGAGTATCTCAAGCAAAAGATTAAAGGCGAAAAAACTAGCGGCAAGAAAATAGCTTCAGAGGCAATTCAATCTGCAGCGATTGATTTAGCTACTGCAGGTGCTGGTAAGTTTCTTAAACTTGGTGGAAAGGCAGCTGTTAAAGGTGCTACTAAGGTTGCCGAGGGTGCTGCTAATGTCGGTAAGACTGCATTTAAAGCAGGTCTGAATACAGCTAAGAATGCCACAAAAACTATCGGTAAAGAGGGACTAGAAGATATTGGCTATAAAGCAGCGGACTTAATGTCTGGAGTAGAACCTGGGACTATGCGATATGCCAAAGAAAACGCTGAGGGCGTCAGTAAAGCAGTATCTGGCGATAAGGCTATCTACAACTTAGTAGAGCCAGCTCGTCAGGCTACAAAAAAGATACTTGACACAGCTCAATCTAACTACGCTAAGAATATAGAACCTATTAACAGGTTACTGATACCAGGACTTGAAGAAGCCCCAAAGAATGTTTTAGGTAAGGTAAATAGTATTCTAAACAGATATTCAGGGCTAGGCCAAGAGTCTAGTGTGTTTACACCAGCTGTTCTCAACAGCCTAGACGATTTAGCAACAATGAGCCCAGCTCGAAGACTAGCTCTAGCTCCTCAGTTATCAGGAGCTCGCAGTGCAGAGGATTTACTACAACCTACCTTTGATTTTTCTCAAGGAGCGTTTGTAAACCGTGTTGAGCAGAATAATATTAAAGAAATTGTTAAAAGTCTGTCTAGTAATAAATCTAACAAAGTTCAAGATTTATTAGCACTAAGACGCAGACTTCAGCAATATAGTCTAGGGGATTTTAGCAAACCTTACCACGCTGCACTCGGTGAAATAACAGGTGAACTCGACAACGAAATAATGAGTCGCTTACCAAAGGCTGCTGCTAAAAAGTTTAAACAGGCTAATTTAGAGTATGAGTCTAAAAGAGTTTTGCACGATGTGTTAGCAAGAACTTTAGACTCAAGCAACGCCGAAGGCTTTTTGGCTAACATTATGGGTAAAAACAAAACTGAAAAACAAGCATTTTTGAAAGAACTAGCTAATTATTCTGATAAAAACTTTATAAAAGATATTCAAGATGTTTTAGTAGCTAAAGAATTAGGTAGAGACTTTGCTAAGACTGGTAGTCGAAGCCAAGACATTGTAAGAGGTTTATTATTCTCTAGTGTAGGTGGATTAAGTTCGGGCCCCCTTGGTGCTTTAGTTGGACTGATGACTTCTTACGGAGTTGCACCTCGACAGCTTGGCGATGTCTTTATCTCTCTTGGTAAAGGCGAAACGCCGCAGATTGCTAGATACGCACAGGCTGCAACTGGTGTTGGCAAGGATTTACTAGAAGTTGGTAAGGGTGCGGTTAAGAATGTTGGCGAGCAAGCTCAAAAGACAGTTTCAGATTTCCTACAAAAACCCGCTACAATCGCCACTGGCAGGGCTATAACTCAAGGAACAGGTGAACTATTAACTGGTGGCGGTCAAAGCGGTTACAGTGAGCCTAGCGACTTGGGTGACGAGACTGGAGGACTGACTGTTGAACAGCTACTAAATCCGTCAACAGCTCAAGCAGCAGGGTCTCGAGCTACATCAGACAGCTCTATTGGACAACAGCAACTCAAGCAATTAGCTGAGTATGACTTTATGAAAACTGGTGGTAAGAACTTAGATAAGATTATTGCTTACGGCAAAATAGCCTATCCTGAAACGAAACAAACTAAAAAATCAGACGCACAGATTAAGTCAGAGGCTACCGTTAAGCGTGGTATTAGCAGCGTTAACAAGGCACAGGAGCTACTGACTAAAGACCCTACTTTGCCGTATAAAAATAGAATTAAGGGGCAGATTTTTTCTAGGGATTACAATACAGCTATATTTAGCACTATTGAAGCGTTGCTACGACTAAACTCAGGGGCGGCGGCACCAGAACCAGAATACCGCAGATATTTGGAGTCGCTTATTCCAAAGCCGTTAGAGTCAACAGCGGTTAGTCAAAGAAAACTAGCGGCACTTAAAGAAGCCCTAAATTATTACAAAGAGGGCTACGAGAATAACGAGTCAGGATTTGACTTAGGAGCTATACAATGAATGAAGAATTATCGCCTCAACAGCTAATTATTGAAGCAATGATGAGACGACAGAAGCCAGGCGGTGGACAAGGTGCTGGAACCACTATGCCTGTTATGGATAATGTTTCTGGTGCAACTGCTCCCCAAGCTGAAATGTCGGATATGAACAAAATGCAACAAAAAACTGCTGACCCTGTGGCTTTAGGGAGCGGTGAGCAATCTGGCAAGTTTCGTCAGGTTATTAAACTGATGGCTTCGTTAATGTAATATGTCTAACTTGGCTACTTCACTAACGGAAAAAGAGAGTATCTTAACTGAAGTTCAAGCAGTTCACGACAAGGTCGGCGAAGTTCACAAGGATATGTATCGACAAGACGCAGAGCTGAGTAAATTTAGAGCTGAATTAAGCCAACACCAAGATGACGACAAAGACAACTTTAATCGAATTGCCGATAAGATTGATAAAAAGTTTTCGGAGCTTATAGCTAGACAAGACGAGCAGGCGAGTAGGCTAAGGGATAGCTTAGAAAAGATGAGAAGAGACAACGATTTAATTAATAGTGGTCTCAAGGTAGTCGGTGCTGTAGCCATTGTTATTGCAGGATATTTACGCATACCTTGGACTAAAGTTATAGATATTCTTAGACAATAACGAAAGCTGTTTGCTATAATTGATAAAATGGCAAGCACCAAAATAAATGACTTAATTCCTGCCTTACAGCCTATGGCTGGAGCTTTTTTAATTAAAGCTAAACAAGCTGGGTTCAATATTAGAATTACCTCCACTTATAGAACCTTAGAGGAACAAGCACAGCTCTACGCTAATGGTAGGGGTTCTTTTGTTTATAATGGGGTGGTTTACAAAGCCTCGGGTAATAAAATAGTTACTAACGCCAAACCAGGGCAATCTAAGCACAATCTACGAATGGCTTTTGATGTCGTGGATAAGGATAAAGGTTACAATATTGACTGGGAAGTTTTGGGTAAAATAGGCGAGGAAATCGGCTTATCTTGGGGTGGTCGATGGAAGTTTCAGGACAAACCTCATTTTGAATATATCAATAAACCAATTAATGAAAGAGGAGTAGAAATGGACAATAACACCGTCCCAGCATATATCGTTAAGGAGATATACAAAGCCGTTAGAGGTAGTGAACCTACACCAGACTGGCCAGATTTTCAGGCGGCGACTTCTGATAGGCCATTGGCGTTTATTGCTGAAATAGTGCAAGAAGCTAAGAATGTAACTCGAGCCGAACAGTTAGATTTAGTCAGAGGATTACAGGGACAGTTGGAGGAAAGTTCTAAAAGAGCTAACCAACTGCAAATCCAACTTACAGACGCTCAATCTCATATTAACGGTGACTTTGTGCCGTTAGAGCCAAATCAACTTTACATCAAGCGTTAAGTTAAAAAAAGGAGAAAGATGAACAAAACTACATTGGTTCCTGCCGATGGCGTTATCATTATGAAAGATGATACTGGAGAGGGCGAAAATAGGGTTATTAGTGTTGCAGATGAAAAAGGATTAGTTGGAATAGCTGTTGCAGTTAGCGATGAGCCTTTTACTTTTAACTTTGGTGGAAAACTTTCAACAAAGGTTAAGGTAGGCGACAAGATAGTTGTTGAAAGGCACAGCGTCCAGCACTTTCACCACGAGAGAACTCTATACAAGTTGGTTCGTTTTGACGCAGTCTTAGCAATTATAAAGGAGAGCAATGAGTAAACTAGTTTTAACTGGTGAGCAAGCCAGAGAGAAAATGCTTATCGGTGTTAAAGCAATTAGCAGTATTGTTGGTTCCACTTTGGGCCCAAAAGGCTCAAACGTTGCTATAGATAGAACTTTCGGTTCACCCTTAGTTGTTCACGATGGCGTAACAGTCGCTCGACAACTCCAACTAGACGATGAAGCGGCGAATATGGCGATAGATATACTAGTTGACGGTGCCTCAAGGACTAATGACGAGGCAGGAGACGGCACAACCACAGCAACGGTATTAGCAGGTGCAATATACGAGCAGAGCAATAAGGTGATTAAGGCAGGTGCTAACTCAATGATGTTACGTAAAGGCATTGAAGAGGGTAAAAATTTGATGATAGCCGAACTTACCAAAATGGCTCGGCCTGTCAAAAAAGAAGATATAGTCGAAGTAGCTACTATATCCGCTCAAGATAGTATTATTGGTCAATGTGTAGCAGACGCTTTTAATAGACACGGCGAACGCTCAATAGTAACGGTTGACGAGAATAGTGTCCCCATTGTTGACGTAGAGTATAGAGACGGTATGCAGTTTGACAGAGGTGTTATTAGCCCGTTTATGTGTAATATCCCAGAAAGAATGGAAGTCGACTTAAAAAACGTTAACATTTTAGTTAGTGATAAAAGGGTTGCTTGGCAAGAGCTGGGTGAGCTTATGGACGGCTTAATTAAAGCTCACAACACGAGACAGCTAGTTATTATTTGTTCAGGTCTTGATGAGATGACCCTGGCTAACATCATAGCCAACAAGAAACAGGGTATCTTTAACGCTATTGTTGTTAATGCCCCTGGCTATGGAGACGCACAAAAAGCACTCTTAGAGGACATTGCCATCTATACAGGTGGTCGATTTATATCCGCAGACAGCCGAGAGCTATTAAGCGAGATTGAGTTCACAGATTTAGGCTTAGTCGATAGAGTAGTGTCAGGTGAAAAGAACACTTTGATTATTAGCAACAACGCTAAAAAGGAATTGTTAGAGGCTAGGATTAAACTTATAAAAGACACGCTAGCTAAACCCGATACATCAGCTGTTGCTCGTGAAAAACTAGAGGAACGCTTAGCCAAACTTACATCAGGCATTGCTATTGTTAAGGTTGGTGCTAACTCTGAGGTAGAGATGAGAGAACGCAAGGAGCGAGCAATTGACGCAATCTCAGCAGTTCGTTCTAGTATCGAGCAAGGTATAGTCGCAGGTGGTGAAACGGCATTGCTCAAGGCTTCTAGGGTCTTAGACGAGCTTATTGCCTCAACAAGTGACGACATTAAGATAGGCGTTCAAGTGCTACAGCGTGCTTGCCATAAGCCGTTTGAACTTTTAATGAGCAATTCAGGGTTAGACGCTGGTGCAATGAAAGCCGATGTCCTAAAAGACACTAAAAATAGAGGCATAGATGTTATGTCAGGTGAGCTATGCGACCTTATAGCTAAAGGTATTGTTGACCCAGTTAAGGTGACCAAGTCTGCTTTATCCAACGCAGTGTCAGTTGCCTCTCAGTTAATTACCACAGATACGCTTATTGTAGAATTACCAGAGAAGAAGTAATGCGTGAGCGTTGGGAAGACCCTGACTACCTCAAGAAACTTCGTAGGGAGGAAGAGACGCAAGACTTGAAGATTACAGCAGTCAAGTTACCTTGTGCTTGCGATATGAGCCTAGAGATAACAGAACCAAGAGACCAACTAGTTAGATGTCCAAGGTGTTTTAAGCCAGCTTACATTGTTTGGTCAATGGTTAGTAAGAAAGTTCAATGGAACTCTTAACCCTCATTGCCTTTGGTTTGTTTTTAATAGCTAGTTACAGCTTTGCTCTTTTTATTGGGTATTCAATTGGTAAGCAACAGTCGCTGAAAGTTACCAGTAAAGAGATATTCACAACTCCATTGTTCCGTAGTAAAGCCACCGCTAGTTCGCTTGGTGATATTTTAGCCAAAGAAGAGTATGATAGCTCCAAAAGAGCAACTCACGAAGCCATTAGAGAAGCCAAATTATTAGATTACTAAAGGAGTAAGATGAAAATCACTGGATACCGCACCTACCTCGCTGGCTTGGTCGCCATTACTATCCCTTTCCTTGAGTGGGTAACGAACAATGAGTTCTTTATCTACACTGAGGACTTTACCAAGAGCGTTCAAGTCGCCGCTGGCGTCTGTGTCTTTCTGTTTCGCTATCTGTCTAGCCCAAAGTCGATTGACAAACTACTTGACAAGCCTAAAGGTGAGTAAGCTATACTGGTTATAGTCTGGTAAAGAAGACCAGAAGTTCCCTCCTTGGTTTTTTGTTTCGCACAAGCCCCACTCTTGCAGTGGGGTTTTGCTTTTAGTAAGCTATATAAGCGGTAGGTTTTGGTTCTTAGTTCTCTATAAACCATTCTCTTTTCCTACCGCACAATGGACTGCCTTCAGCAGTCTGGCGAAATCTTAGCTCTTGCGGACACAGGTGGTATTACTGCCTTATGAGGCGGTATCACTGCCCTCAAGTCGATTAGTGGAAAAGATAAGCTGGTCTGTGTTAACAAGGCAGTTTTTTTGTTAACATCTTATTGGCACTTGTAAAGCAAACTCAGTAGTTTGTTAACATCTTATTGGTATTTGTAAACGAATTAAATATACATAGTCGTGTATATTACTGTATATTCTGACCAATTTCCCGACATCAGGAAAATGGTTTTCCACAGTTTGTTAACATCTATTGGCACTTGTAGGTAAAATGGGTGTATTTGTATGTATTTGTAAGTAAATTGGGTATATTTATATCAGGAGGGTAGAACCTTGAGTTGGTCTAAGGAGACCCGTAGACAGGCACTCGCTATGGCGAGCTACTGTTGCACCATCTGCTGTCGTGGCTTTCGTTACAAGGAGGGATACCTTGTCTTGCACCACATCTTGTCCAGAAACAAAGGAGAACACACGCTCGGCAACGCCGAAGTCCGCTGTAAGTCCTGCGAGCGTATCGCACATCAAATCAGCCGAGACGGTAATCTCAGCCCCAGACAGAGGCGAGCTGTCGCCTACGCTACCACTTACCCTTCACGGGTTCACTCTCTGGCAACTAATCCAAGCAGTCCGAAGGTTCAACCAAGAGGCCAGACACTGCGTTACCGATGACCTGCTTGTCAGGTTCATCTAAATCTGAGGGGTGGCCAGTCGGCTGCCCCTTTTTATTGAACTGTTCGGAAATTCCGAACAGTTGGTGTCTTGATTGAGTTGTTCGGAAATTCCGAACACGTGGCTCTTTTTATTCTTGTATACGTCTCATAACCCATAATATCTAACTTTGAACTTTCGCTAAGATACTTTGTTTTAATTAAAGTTTTGTAGTAGCGGTTCTTTTTAGTTTTTTGGCGAGCTAATCGCTTTTTATTAGGTTTACCCTTAATAATATTAAAAAGAGAGCTTGGATATACTGTAGCCAGCTCTGAGCGAGTCAGATATAGCTCGGTTATACTCATAGCCTCGTAATCTATCGGCTCCTCGTAACATTCTCGTCTAATAATTTCACGATAGAGCTTGAGTTCTAGCTGTAATCTTTTGCCCTCAATAAACTCTAGGTAAAAGTTTATCGTATAGGGAGCTAGACAGTCAGGGCAATAGTCCTTAGTAGGCCTAAAACCTGCCTCAAACAGCTCTCTATTAAGCGGTGTCCATTTGTGGCTGTTTCTCATTATTCTCTCTTATTATTGGGTCTTGCTCTCTAACTAATCGACAAAGATACTTAGCTACCCTGCTAGTTCTAACATACCCGTTACCCTTACCCTCTTTGACCATATAGGCGTTAAGTCTAAGCGAGATAATCGAGAGCTTACGGCTATCTAATCGGCTTATCGGTCGCTCTAGCTTATCTATAACTTTTAGGTGGGTTGCGAGTGCTACTAAGTCTTTAAGTCTCTTGTCCATTTATCTCTCTTTTTAGTTGCTCTTGAAAGTCCTCGGCTAACGGCTCAATCCGAATAATCAGCCTCGGTTCTTTGTCGGTAAGACGTCTTATTCGGTCGCAATCGAATTGGCTATCATCGGCAATAATTATGCCTTTAAGGCTATCCAGTATCATCTTAAAGCTATTGTCGATGTCGCGGCGTCTATTATCCCCATAACAGACGATAATATCCACAGAGAGCCTACCTGTCAGGAGTGGCTTATTCCACTTAGTTTTAGCCATTAACCCCAAGGTATTTTTGAACTGAACAGCCTCAGGTTTGAGATAGTTTTGACCACCCCAAGTCCTGCCGTAAAGATGATTAACCGAGGGCGGTTTTAATCCACAATCCAAATAAAACATTATGCTAATATGTTAACATATCCACCAATAATCGTAGTAGCTACCAACCCTGTCTGCAGATTATTCTTTCGCTCTACTCCCCATAGACTACGAGATAGAGGCTATATCAGATACTTCGGTATTTGGCTCATACTAGGAGCGATACTCGCTCCGACCTACACTAGCGGTTACGAGGCGGTAGCCACCCCACAATGGCAACAACCAAACTTCGGGATAGTATTATCCCCCCCAGAGCCTCTAGATGAGGCTACAGTCGTCTCAATCATTGAGAGGGATATTTCCCAAGTCTGGTATTCAGGCGATGAATTAGAGGCCTTTCTGTCGCTAATTCAAGGGGAGTACAAGTCGGAGTACAAGTCGGAGTACAAGTCAGGTGATAGTGTTATCGACCTAGCGGTCAAGCTATCTAAGAAAAAAGATTATATTCAAAAGTATTATAAGTTGCCCAGTCGGGCTTTGAGCTATAAAGAAAAAAGAGGGCGATACTAAGGTGGCAAAGATAAAGTTCCCTAAGCCACAGAAAGTAGGTCGGATAGACCTTGGAGGCGGTATTGTTATTACTGATAATTCTAGACTTAAATCTACTAGTCCCTGTATACCAACTAAGCAAGCGATACAAGCATTAACAGACGCAATGGGTAAGGGTTATTTTGGTGAGGACAAAAATGTCCCTACCAAGTATGAATAAGAGCATATAGCGACGACTAGATTACATATTCGTCGAATCCGTAATTTACCCTATCAACAATACATGATGTAGTTCGGAAATTTTTATAATATAGCTAGGTTTCGAACCTGTTAATGCTTTTTAGGTAATACATGAGTAATACATGATGTAAAGGTTACCTAGATACCTGATGGCGTTATCTAGGTTTAAGGTAGTTTAACCTAGATAAGTATAGACAAACATTTACTACTAATCGGCTCTAAATTAGTAGCAATTAGTAGTTAAGCAGAAGTTCAGTGACTTAGAGCTAACAGGTTAATACCAGTGGTTTATGCAGGGTAAGCAGAAGTTCAGTCACATAAACAAAACGACGCTTCTGGGTGAAAAAGAAAACGTCGTTTAGCGCTGAAAAACCCTCGTCCGTTTCTTGGCTTAGGTGAATAAACTAACCAAGGGACATTCACCTTGGTCGGTTCTAGGGCAAGCCCCACGGACACTCTGATTATAACAAAATTAGCCCTTTATAAGCTAGACTCTGACGAGTGCAAGGCGTAAGCCTACTTTTACTTATGAAGGACTAATCTGTAGATAAACTTCCAGGCACTTTAAGTATAAACAAAAAACGGCCCGAGGTAAACCCTAGACCGTTTCTTGTATGCGAGGTTATCGCTAACTTAATTATACATCATATCCGCTTAAAAATGACCTCTCCGACTACCCATATCTTTTCAGATATAGCAGAGCCCAGGGGCTCTTGTCATCGGAGAGGAACGTTTCGACTTTGCTATCGGTCAGGATTTACACCTGACATGGTAATCAACCTCGTGGACAGACTCTCTACCTGTAGGAGCTCTCACTCTTAAGAAGCCTGAGTTGATGTGTCGCTTCCTACCCCTGACTGTCGATTGACTCTAGCGTCTACTTATTCCGCCACGATAGCAACTTTATTATACATCAATCTACGTGGTTTCTACGTGTTTAAGCCACTTTTACTCACATTTATACACATCATATCCACCTAATTATGGGCTCACCAGCGTAACCCTTTTGCCAGACGAACCACGCATAGGCAGCTGCACTCGATCCTATGCTGGCGAAATCCCCGTTCATCGCACAAGCCAGTCTAGCGCTAGATACATACACCACCTTGGGCGGATGAACTTCAAAGAAAGATCGCCGTTTCTGTCCCTCGAGAAAAGTGAGCTTTAGGAATAGACAGACTAAGTGTCCATCCGTTACCGTCTCGATAGCCTTCTCTGCGAATTCTTGAGCGTATTTATACGGGGGGTTGGTGATAATATCTCCATCAAAACTATCGGGTTGGTTCACCGTTAGGAAATCAATTAGCTCGCAATCAAACCCCCTATTTATAATATCGGAGTTCTTAACAGATAGGTGGGGTAGCAACTCCTGCATACGAGCTGTTAAATGCCCCCCCCCCACAGGCGGGCTCCCAGATTGACGCAGACAATTCAGACCCCAACGCCCCGAATAACTTATCTATGGCTACTGGTTCAGTGGCGTAGTAGTCGTTAGCCTCTCTATCGTGGGCAGAGTGAGCGCTCGATCCGAGCGTACTAAAGGTGGACTTACTATTACCTACCCAATCTTTCATTTCACCCTCTTAGGTGCAAGCTTAACATACCACTTAGCACAGTCTGTGAACCCTCTGAGATAGCGAATATAATCACAGGTATATTCAACAGTCCCTTGGTAAGCTCCTTGCCTACACATTTCCCCAATCTCTCGCTTGGCAAAGTCCAATGCGTTCCAAGCGTTACCAGTCTCGAGCTGACTAGCAGAGAACCAATCAGCAATCATCTCGTAAATGTATCTTTTAGGCATAAGGAAACTTCCTCTATGCCACTGCCAGTATTGCCAGTGGTGTCTTTGGCTACGAATATGATACTCCGAGAAGTCAGTCGGCTCACCAGTCTCAAACCGATACTTGACACTAGGTAGGTGCAGGAACTTGTCGCTGTCGTGGCAGAGAAAGATAACTAGAGCCTCCCAACGGTTAATACACCAAGGGAAGTAGCGTCTAGCGTAGTAGGCGACCTGTAACTTATGGACTATTAGGCGGTAGATAACTTGGGCGTAGCTCATCGGATACTATCCAGCCAACGGGAAGCAAAGGTAAGCATAAGGATACCCCAGCCTATCCGCCAGTCCACTAGGTATAGGAGAAAGAAGCCGGTTATTATCAGCAGAAAGGCAAGGATTAGCTGTAAAGTATTGTTCATTCTATTACCTTATAATCACGGTCAAAGATATCGCCATCTATTTCTGCTAAATGTGCTTGACAGTCAGGGCAAAGGTAGGAATCACCTCTTCCTCTGATGACACTTTCTAGCCGCTCATAGGCGATGTGGCAGGGATAGCACAACCATAACGCCCTCTCGATATAGTTAGGTAAGAATATATCCCATTCGGTAGGCTTAATTTTATGCGATTGCCCACGCCTTTTCTTAGTAAACTTAATCATTCTATTACCTCGTAGTCTTCATTGAATTGCTTTCTAGGGCGCCAATCCAGATTCCAATCGCATCTAGGACAAAGATACTTATAGCGACCATCTTTGACAGTGTCGCCTTCTTCGTAAGCAATATTACAGGTCTCGCATAGCCATAATGCCAAGCCCGCGCTTGGTGGCAAGACGATACCATTCTTTATAGGTTTCGCTTTAAATTTAAACATTCTATTCTCCTTGATTACATTGATATAACTATCATATGGATTGCTCCGACTATCAGGGCTAACCGCCAGTCGACAACAGCAAGTATTATGTAGGCTAGAACTATCATCACTCCTAATTAACCTGCTCTAAACGACTTTAATATTATAGGCTCCTCTAAGCCTTCCTTGGCCTCTCCGATGTATTCTACTTTTAGATATTCAATCGGTGCCCAGTAATTGGCGACATCAGACCTTGCATACTCTGGACTCATAGCCCCTGAACTCACAGCCTCTATACTCATAGCCTTAGCAGCGTCCTCTGATTCAGCACAAATAATCATACTGTCGTAGGTATCGTAATCATAGTTAACTTCTTGCCATACTTTAAATAGTTTCATTTTAACTCCTAATTTATGTCTTTAAATAAATTGATTAAGTCTTGAGCCGTTGACCATTCGGGAGCGATAAAGCGGATTACTGTTTTTTCTATACCTGTAATCAAAGTAAGAGCAAGGCCTATGCCGAATACAGACCCAACTATCATCTGGACTACGTCAAATTCCTCTAAGGTCAGCGTATCTTTCTCAAAGAGGGTGGCTAAGCGTTTTACTATCGCTACCAATATACCGAGACAGATTAGCCAAGTTAATAGTTCTGATACCGCTATGGCATAGTTATGCTTGATGGCGATAGTCCAGATTGATTCGATTGGGACTTGTAGTTTCTCTGCTAATGGCGTTAAGCCATCAACGAGTGCCTGTAACGAGGCCTTGATAGTCTCTGGAACATTATTCATTCTTTACTCCTGATTATAAGTATTATTACGGCTGTAGCGATTATTATGTGAATTATTACTGTTTCAAGCAGGTCTAAGTCGGTCATTTTCAACTCCTGATTATTTTGATTACGAATATGATTACGATTATAAAGATTAGCGTTTCAATCATTTTGTCTCCTTAATTCCCGACTACGAAAGTGTAAATGAATAGTAAGGCAAGTTTAATTAATAAGAACCACCCAGCACAGAATACAACTAACCCCACCGCACACCCCCCCAGATCTACCGAAATCGAACGGTTATAAGTTACGCTATACACCCCATTACCCAGTGGCAATTCGCCGTGTCTTGAGCTAACAAACCTAGAAGAAAAGCCTCCAAAGCTGTAAAGGAGTTGACCCTCAAACTCGTAAACCTCAACAGGTAGGAGAGAGCCGACAACCTCGTAAGTTTCTTCCTCTGTCTTTAGAATAATCACTGGTTCTTCGTCAAGCACTTTAATAAGTGTTGCTTTTCTTGGCAAATAATCTTCAGGTTCAAGGATTATATCTCCTAATCTAACTGGCCTAGGTTTCATTCTGACTCCTTAGTTTTTTTGTTCTAACTGTTTTAATCGGTCGATAATAGCATAAGTGCTAGACTCACTAATTCTCACTAAAAGTTTCGCCATATTCTCGAAGTCGAACATTTGGAACATATACATAAAATTACTGCCGATATTCTCTAGCCCTTTGACCTTTTCAATTTTTTCGGTGGCATAACCAAATTCGTCATCGTAGGTTTGCCATATCTTGATAGCCTCAGACCTAACATTTTCAAAGATTTCATCAGTTGGTGGCGTGTCCCATAGTAAGTCGCTCACAACTCACCCCCACACTTCTGTGTGTATTAGTTTTTCGCCATAGCGTTGCCAATCGGCTGTATTGGCGGCTGACCAAATAAGTAAGTCGGCGTTTGGATTGGCTGACATGACGGCTGTCTTGGCGGCTGACCATGTGGCTAAGTAGGCGGCTGAATTGGCTGACCCGATTGTCAAATTGGCTGACCAAATGGCTGTCTTGGCGGCTAAGTAAGCGGCTGACCATGCGGCTTTCCATTTGGCCTCACCACCTCGTTTGCCTGTCTTTATCGCTTTGAGGTGTAGGTCTAGCACTTCTTGGATAGCCGAGATGACCTGTTCCTGGAGTCTTATATCAATGTCTAGCCCCTTAACTCGCTCTAAGTTCTCTTCTAGTAAATAGGTTTGAAACTTATACCTGACAGGCTCAAAGTCAACTCCCTCTGGAATAGCTTTGTCTAATCGCTCCTTCCACTCTTTATGGTTCGGTATATTATGCTCAATGAATTTAACTAATAAGGCTAGCCACTCTGGTAATACACTCACAGCTCACCTCCACACTTCTGCGTGTATGCTCCGAACCCGTCTAGGTAGATAGCACATTTACCCACTGGCGATGTGTTGGTTCGCTCTATCCGCTCGCTCTCAGCTCTTAGGTTATCTTTGCCCCGTAAGTAAGCTGTAATAGCTACAAAGGCTAGTATGATGATTAGTGTAAGTATTGACGCTTTTTCGTTCATTTCATTCTCCTAACTCTTTTTTGGTCTTGGCTAATTCCAGTTCGAGTCCTTCAATTCGTGCCTTCAACTCTTTGTGGTCATCGGTAGGCAAGCCAGTCTCGGTTACATCGCCGTAACAGACTACGCCGCCCTCTAGCTTACCGCAGGTAATAGTCTTCATTTCGTCTACAATAGTGCGATAAACAGATGTTCCTGCAAATAGCCGATACTTAAACGATAGGGTGCCTTTGCATTTGATTCCCTCACCAGCTTCGATTCCCTCACCAGCTTCGATTCCCGAACCAGCTTTAGCGTATATGTAGCCAGCGGCTTTAAGAGACCCACCAAACCTGACACAACCTAGTTTTTCGTCAATCTGAATGTTGCCCTCGAAGTTGGTTACATCCTCTTTACCAATATAGAGACCGTCTTTAAGGTCTTTGCTAGTGATGTTTAGTGTTTTCATTTTATTCTCCTTTTTCTAAGTCTGCTAATGTTTCTTCAAGTATCTTTTTGACACGGCCAATAATGTCTTTGGCAAGTGCTAGATTGCTTTTGTCATCGGCCTTTAGTATATCCATTCCTGCCTCGCAAATAGCTCCGTGAACCATTAAAGGAATCTAATCTCCTCGGCTCTAAAGCCAAACTCAGGTGTCTTAGGCTTCTCTGGGTCATCGACTAGGAAATAGTGGAAACCGTGGTCTTGCCCGTTAAACTGACTGGTGAGATAAACCGCTCCGTCAGGGACATATTCGTGTTCAGTAAACCAAACTATCTTTTTCATTATGCCCACCCACCAGCTTCGGCTACCACTTCAGCTTCTTTGTGATGTAGTTTGCTCTGCTCAATTAGGTCGGCTAGTAGCTTATCATTGCCTTTGTAAACTCTCTTAGAGTGTTCTTTGAGATACGGGTTGGCGTTTCGCTCTCTTTCAGTGATATAAACAACCTCACCATATTCATTCTGGTAAAAGTATTTTCGGCTGTCTCTCGCATTCTGCGTGGTTTTAGTCCTAGCCTCTTTAACCTCTTGGCTTCGTTCTGGGGTTCGGCGTAAAGCTACCAGCTTAAAGTGGAGCTTGCCGACTGCGTTAAGTAACTCTTCACCTTGTTCTGCTGTTGGTTTAAATAGGTCAAGATAGCCGCACGCGTGCTTAATCTCTCCTAGTATTGTTTTAAAGGCACTATAAGGCAGTTCTTTATAGGGTAGTTTTTTAGTTTTAATCATTTTATTCTCCTCTAAAAAGGTATCGAATCCAGACTTATTTCATCTTCATCGCTGACTGGTGCTTGTTCTGTCTGATTGTCAGCTCTCTTTGTTACAACAAGTTCAAAACCTGAAACACTTTGGTCGTGAAAAACTTTGCCTTGGTCTGTAGTTCGAGTCCTAACGGACACTTGCCCGATAAAGAAGACTTCAGAGCCCTCTCCTGCCTCGTTAAGCGTGTTGGCACATTCCTTAAGAACGACACAGCCAACTGGCACTGAGCCGGCTCGCTTGTCCTCGACCATAAGATTAAAGCGACAGTAGGTAGTTCCGTTTTGGCTCTGACCGTAGTTTAGGTCTTTAGCGACTCCAGATAAGATTACTTGGTTCATTTCGTCTCCTTTAATAGTTCGGCCATTGATGGATATTCCTTAAGGATTTCTTTGTAATATTCGTCTACCATTGCTTGAGCCACTTCTCGGAACTTTAGTTGAAATTCCGTGACTCGCTGTATTTCTGCAGTGTCGTTTTTGAATATGTCGGCGTAGATGTCTGGCTGATAATTAACCATTCCTATAGTCGCTATACAAAGAGCTTTTAGTCTTTCGGCTGTTGGAAAGATTTTCAATTCTCCTGCTTCATCAAGATTCTTTATTGTAGCCAAAACATACATCATGTTTTCCTTGAGTCTTTCTGGTTCGTTCATTTGTTCTCCTTAGTTATTGATGGGAATTTTGCAATGATTAGTTCGCTTGCTGCGTCCGCTACTGTTTCGGCGTGCCTCTGAAACCCTAGCTTACTAAGACTCGAAACAGTGGCTAGGATTAGTATAATCTGTTCTTTTAGCTTTGCGGTTCCATCGTTCATATTATTCCTTCTCTTTCTCATTTACGCTCAATACTAACTTGAGAAGACTTGAACTAAGCTCATCGGCTTGTTTTTTTAATAGTCCATTCGTAACCTTAGATAGTTTTAAGTCCTCTTCTTCGCTAGCCAAAAGAAGGATTAGGTAAAGGGGCACATTCAGACTACTTGAGAGTTTCTCGAATATCTGGACAGAGGGAATTCTTCCGGCGTCTTTCGCACCATCTTTTTTATCAGATGATTCGATACGCGAAACGTAAGAAGCGTCTACGTCCAATAGTTTAGCCAAGTCCTTCTGGGTAATGCCCTTGACCGCCCTGATTGTCCGAAATGCTTTAGCGTAGTTCATATTATTCCTTCTCTTTTTTGGCTTGGTTGCGGTCGGCTAACCAGCTAACTAGGTAGGCGTATTCGTGCTGTCCCATTCTGCCACCAACATACATCTCGAAAGCACTGCGTAAAGCTGATACATAAGGTGCGGTTAGCAGATACTGTTTTTCTTCATCGCTTAGGTTCTGGATTGTGATTTTAGTTAGCTCGCTCATTTTACCTCCTTGAGTAGCTCTGGATTTTCGTAGAGGTTCCCGATTACTTCACGCCTCTCGATATTTAAAAACTCTCTGTCGTCCCATTCGTCTCTTATAACGCAGCCGAATCTAGCCGACCGTTTGTCCCACCTGACTGTAAAACCGCCGTGAATTATATCGCCCTCATAAATCTCTTTGCCGAGACGGTCAGACAAGCCTGTAAACTGCATAAGGGCAGGGTGGCCAGTAGTTAGTTGGCTATCCGCAAAAACTATGTTCGCGGTTATTCGGCCACTTTCGGCCCAGACTAAGCAATCGACCAACCCCATTCTTTTAGTTCTCGGTTCCCACGCTCGGAACTTAATCTCCCTCATTCTGTCTCCTTGAGTAGCTCTGGATTTTCGTAGATATTCCCAATTATCTCGTCATTGTCATCGTGAAAAAGTGCTGGCCCATTTTCTAGCCTGAAGCAAGCGTTTCGGCTATCCCAAGCTACTACAAACGATTTGGAATAGTTGAAGTCTATTAAAGACCTTTTAATGATATCGCCCTCGTAAATCTCTTTGCCGTTTTTATCTATTAAGTTTGTAAACTGCATAAGTTCAGGGTAGGTAGTAGTTACTTGTTCGTCCACATAAACTATGTTCGCGGTTATTTGGCCACTTTCGCCCCAGACTAAGCAATCAACCAACCCTAGTCTTTTAATTGCCAAGTCCCACGCTCTAAACTTAATCTCTCTCATTCTGTCTCCTTAGTTTCTAGTAAATCTTCAATCTTTTTTATCGTGTGTCGGACATAACACAACATCATAAAAGTATCCTCGCTGTCCTTTAGTTCGTCTCTCTGGTAGGTCTGCGTAGTCAGTTCACCCGTCTCTTTATTAAAGTGGCAGATAATAACCTGTTCAATTAATGGGTTTTCTTTCTCTTCGGCATACGCCATTAGGTAGCCGGCACACTGTAAAACAGCTTCAGGGTATATCTTAGAGCCTGTCTTGTAGTCGATTAAGGTTACCTTGCCGTCAACTTCAGCGATAACATCGAGTTTCCCTGCGTATATCGGCTTGCCCTCATCGTTACGGGCTAAGACTAAGCGTTCAGCTTGCATAAACTTCGGTTTTAGGGTTTTCATCAATGTAGCGAAAGCGGTAATGCCTCGTAAAACATTCTGGTCATCGCTCTCCACTGGTGGTATTACCAGACCCTCTATTTGAGCCTTAGCGTAGAGTTCGGCGTAATCGTGGACTTTCTTACCAATGTTGGCTGCTTCGTCCTTCTTGGCTTTGTGAGCGGTTCTAGCCAGCTCTAGGATTGGTAGTATCTCGTCAATGTGCCAGTCGGTTTTGTCTCCAATAGCTTCTAATGCTTTATCGTAGCCAAGCTTCGTTGCCCAATGGATTAACGGAGTAGATTTATCCAGTAAGCCAGAGATTGAGGTAACGGAGGGGATTGCCCCACCTCGCTTGACCTCGTTCAGGTGGTATTGGTGGTAGGTCGTCAGGATTAGCGTATCCTCGCCAATCGTTTGGCGTAGTTCGACTTTTTCACTCATTCTGTCTCCTTAGTTTCTTCGACTAGCTTATCGCCAGAAAAATGACAAAGACTACAGAGCCAGAGTTGTTTGTCGCCTCTTTGATAAAGCCTAAGTTTGTAATCATTCTTGCACTCATTGGGTTCGTGGCCACTGAATGAGTAGAGCCCGAGTGTTGGGCATTCACATTTGTTCATTTTGTCCTCTCTTTTTTAAATTTTGTGGTTTACGAGTTTAGGAGATTGTTGACTTCGTCAGCGGTTACAGGAGCTGTCTGGACTGCTTGACCTTTAACGGTTTGGTTGTATTCCTCGACTAGTCTCTGGGCTTCAGTAAGGTTGCCTGACTGTTTAGCTTGAGCAATTCGGCTAACAAAATCTGCCTTGACCTTGTTTTTAGCAGGGTATACTGGGCTGTCAGCTAAGCGGTTGCCCTCGTCTAATTCTGGGGCAAACTGCGTGCCATAACCGCATAGGGCTAAGGCTCGACCGATACTGCCTGTTTCAGCTTTCTCTAAATAGTCTGCAAAGCCAGACTTGGTTTCGACTTTGGTAGCCGTGGCGATCGTGCGGTCGTTACTATCTTTGATTGTTGCTCGAAAGATTGCATATTGCTTGACTGTTTCTAGTTCGATTAAGTCAGTAGTTATTGACCAGTCTGG